TAAATTACTAGGTTTACACGAATGCAGCCTACCCGAACCAACGACGGGCTTATATATTGATAGTTTAGGCATTAATACAACGTTGCTAGGGCAACTAATAACCGACCAATATAACAACGGCGTTGAGCTATTCGAAGACAAAAGGGCGTTCGCATGGCGCAAGTTAAGCGGCGATGTATTAAGCCGTTTAAACCCTGTTATGAAAGCCGATACCGTTATAGAAAATAAAAGGGTAGGTCAAGTATTAACCGACTATTCGAACATTCAAACGGCTTTAGGCGCTGGGCGTTATGGCGGTATTCGTTTAACGATAAACCCTAATAACCTTTCATATTTACAGCTATACGTTAGCGATATATTATTAGCTATTGATAGCGCTAATACTAACGTTCCTGTTTTGGTTTTCGATATGACAACGCTAAAGCTCGTTTATTCATTTACTTACGGTACGGGCGGCGTTGAGCAGTTTATAGGTAAGGAGTTCGCAGCGGGTAGGCGTAAGCTCGATTTAGCGATTGTTTACGAAATGGACGTTAACGCTCCGAAATTTATTCCAAAGAAAGGGAGTTGTTATGATTGCGGCGGTAAGGTACGCGAGGCGCATATTTGCCCGTTTGTTGATGCAATAGGTATAGACCTAACAACCGACGGTACAAACGTATTAAGCGCTGCAAACCAAAAATACACTAGCGGTATGAGCCTAAACTATAACGTTAATTGCGACCGTTCGGCGTGGCTATGCTCGATAGGCGGTTTAATGGCGATGCCGCTGGCTTACGCTACGGCGGTCGAAATTTACAACTATGCGCTAACCGTTAGCCCGAACCAACGTGTTAACACCGCCGTAAGTTTGAATAAGGGTAATAAAGTATTTGCAACCGCCCCAGCGTTCGAGGGTATTGTAGCGGCTCGCGATATTGCAGCCGAACAGTATAACCTAGAGTTAAAGGCGATGTTAGAAAATATGCGCCTGCCCGACGATAACCATTGCTTCGATTGCCGTAAAAACATTAAATACGTAACCGCGTTACCATGACCGTAGCCGAATTTCAAAAGCGTACCGAAGAAATTTACAGCGATTTTACAAGCGAATTTAAACCGCTTTACGAGGCTGTTAGCGATTTACGCGGCGAAATGTTTATACGGATATTCGAAAAGTTTTTAAATACCGACGGGCAAAAGATACCAATACCCGCACGCAAATCGCCGGGCGCAAGCGAGGGCGACTATTCAGCGGGCTACGCAAAGCTAAAGCAACGCCGCCCGAACCCTTTAGAGCTTACGGGTTTTCTTCGAAATAATTTCTTAGGCGAACCATTAACCGAACAAGGGCTAACGGCTGCGATAGGCTTTAACCAAAGGGAGTACGATAAGGCGCAAGGGCTACAATACGGCAAAAGCGTTAACCCTAAATATACTCAGTTCAGCGGTTACGGTGTAATTTTTCAACCGACCGAAACCGAGCAAGCAGAATTTTTAGAATTACACGGCGAATTATTAGCCGCAGAAATACAAAAACGTTTAAACGGATGAACCTATTAACCTCGATTATTGACCGCCTAAACCAACGCGCCGCCGTTGGTAATATATTCGACCAAATTTACGGCTTGTGCGAGCTTTACGACGGCGGGAGCGAGCGCGCATGGGTGCATTACATAGGCAACGGGCAAGCCGTACCCGTAACGAATTATGACGCTAAACAGGGTACGTTATTTTGGGCAAAGCGCGGCAAAACAACCGTAACGAAAACGGATAGCCTACGCGTAGCGGGTTGCAAAACCATGTACGAAACGCGTTTTCCTTTAACGGCTTACGCGGTTGTTCGCAAAAACCATTTACCCTGCGATAGCGCCGAGGCTCAAGACTGGATAGCCTCGCGCGTTTATAAGTTAGTAAGCGGGACAGACCCGCAATTTAAAACCGCTTTAGGCGTGGTTAATTATGAAGTAACGCCGAACGGTTATACCAACGAAATTAAGCAGCTACCGCCGCAATTTGAATGGGCTTCGGTAACTATCGAAATGGACGTTATAGTAACGACCTTTAACGAGGACGGCTGTTATGATACATGCGCTACGGGCGATATACCGCTTCCAGATTTCGAACCGTGTACGCCGTGTTTAACTTCGGTAGCGGTTGACGGCGTTACCATTATTGGCAACGGTACACCTGAAGACCCGCTAACGGCTATTGGCGGCGGCGGTGGTACACCGCTAACCGTTAAAGACGAAGGTACAAACGTAAGCACTAACACCGCTACGTTAAACTTTACAGGCGCAGGCGTAACGGCTTCGCTAACTTCGCCGGGCGTTGTAGAAGTTAACATACCTAGCGGCGGCGGTGGCGGCGGCGTAACGGCGGTAACGGGTAGCGCTCCGATAGCGTCGAGCGGCGGGGCTACGCCCGATATAAGCATAACGCAGGCGAACGGCTCAACCGACGGTTATTTAAGCTCTAGCGATTTTAATACGTTTAGCGGTAAACAGGACGCGTTAACAGCGGGAACGGGAATAGATTTAACGGGCAATATAGTTACCAATACCGCGCCCGACCAAACCGTATCGCTAACCGCTGGAACGGGTATAAATACAAGCGGTACATACCCAAACTTTACAATAGATAACAGCGCCCCCGACCAAATAGTAAGCCTAACGGCGGGTACGGATATTAATATAACGGGTAGTTACCCGAGCTTTACAATAGCAAGCACCGCGGCTGCGGGTATGCAAGGCGGTCAAGCAACGGGCACGGATACCTACGCCGTAAGTATTCCGGGCGTTACGGGCTACACGTTAAACGACGCCTACGCGATAGGCTTTACAAACGCTAATACAGGCGCTTCGACCCTTAATATAAACGGTCTAGGGGCGGTTAACATAGCAAAGAATAACACCGTTCCTATTATTGGCGGCGATATTGCAGCGAACCAACAATTTATTGCAATTTACGACGGTACTAACTTTCAGTTATTAGGCGTTGCACCAAATCAAATGTTCGCCTATGTAACAAACGCAGATAGCGTTACTATTAACCGCGGGCAACCCGTTTACGCGTTCGGCGCTACGGGCGACCGCATGACGGTTAAGCTGGCTAATAATACTAGCGAGGCGACTTCGTCAAAAACGGTAGGCTTAGTATTTAGCACCTCTATAGCTCCAAATCAAAAGGGCTACATAATAACGCAAGGCGTTGTTGACGGTATAAATACAAACGCTTACAGCGCGGGCGATACGCTTTACGTTGGAAATAGCGCGGGGGCGTTAACGAATGTTAAGCCTTACGCTCCGAACCATTATACCCGAATAGGTATAGTCGAAAGGGCTAACGCGGGTAACGGTCAAATTTATGTTTTTGTTCAAAATGGCGCTGAACTCGAAGAACTAAGCGACGTAGATATTGTTACAACACCGCCCGTAAATAATGACTTTTTAGTTTATACAACGGGTGTAAATAACCTTTGGAAAAATAGAAGTTTGGGCAATGTTCTTGGTGGCACTACTTCACAATATGTAAGAGGGGATGGCAGTTTGGCAACCTTCCCGACCATACCAACAGGAACGGTAACAAGTGTAAGTGCAACCGTACCAAGTCCTACAAGTCCTGCCTTATCGGTAACGGTTAGCAATCCCACCACGACACCTGCCATTGCCATCACTGCAAACGGCAGCACATCACAATATATCAGAGGTGACGGCAGCTTGCAGACATTCCCGACCATACCTGCTGCTTCGGTAGTTTACAAGTCTGCAATCAGTTCAGCAACGCATACAGGCACAGCCAACACTGTTAAATATACTCAGCTTATACCTGCCAATACATTTGTAGCAGGTGATGTGGTTCGTATCACTTACCGTACGGCTAAAACGGGTACCGCAAATTCTATGACCTTGCGTATTTATGCCAATACAACTCCTGACCTTAGCGGCTCACCAATATTGCTTGGGTCACATCAGAATTTAGGTGCGACGTCGTTTTTGGTAAACCAAATGATACGACACCTTGCAATTAAAACGGCTAATAATAATACCGAGGTGTACTTTGCTCCGGGATTAGGTGTGGCTACCGATTACGGTTTATACGATTTAACCTCTACGGCGGCGGTAAATTGGACTATTCAACAGTATATTGTATTCGCATTGCAGCTTAATACAACGGGGACAGACGTAACCTTTGGAAGTCTTTACATGATTGAAAAACCTTAAACATGAATAATATTACTATTACACCTCAAAGCGTAGAATTTATAAGTAACGACCTTACAATTATATCGAATTTAATAGCCCATAAATGGGAGGTTGTAGATACGCTTACTTTTCATGTAATAACCGAGCAAGGCGTTTATTTGTTATGGCTAACCGAAAACACTATAAACGGGCAAACCTTTACAAGCTCGGATGAATTAATTGAGTATCTAAATAATTTGTAAATTAGCAACTAAATAAACCAACTATGGCAGGCGTTAAAGTAACCGACTTAACTACATTAGGGGCAGCAGATGCAACCGATGTAATGTACATTGTGGACACATCAGCCAATCAATCCAAGCAGATTGAGGTGCAAAACCTATACGCGGGTATGCCGCAATTCGAAAGCGGCGCGTTTACACCTACCGTTAGCGACGAAACTAATAACGTTGTAGTAACGCCTATACAGGCGTTTTACCAGCGTGTGGATAACGTAGTTAATTGCAGCTATTATTTAGAGGTTGCTTTATATACGGGTCAAACAACTGGGACTTTTAATTTATCGCTACCCGTAGCCTCTAATTTTACGCAGGCTAAACAGTTATTCGGTATTGTAGCGCATAATGCCAACCCTAGCGAGTTAGTTTCATGGGATTTAAGCGCGGATACTACAAACGATAAATGCTCTGTAAGCGTCGAAAGTACAAGCACCGCATACGGCTATCAATATATTTATATAGTAGCTCAATACGAAGTATTATAATGCGCTCGACCTCTAAACTCGGTTTAGATATTATAAAGAAATACGAGGGGCTACGGCTTACTAGCTACCTTTGCCCCGCTGGCATACCGACCATAGGCTACGGCTCGACGCGTTACCCGAACGGCAAAAAGGTAATATTAGGCGAAAAGCTAAACAACGAAACCGAAGCGACCTCGTTACTTTTGGCAACTATGAAGCCCTACGAAGACGCCGTAAATAGGCATTTACCGAACCTTAATCAATGCCAATTCGACGCGCTAGTTAGCTTTTGTTATAATGTAGGTACTGGAGCGTTTATTAAATCGACGTTACTACGCAAAGCAAAAGCAAACGCAAACGACCCCTCGATAGTGGACGAGTTTTCGAAGTGGGTACGCGGCGGCGGTAAGGTTTTACCGGGCTTAGTAACGCGCCGCAAAGACGAAGCGCGGTTATACTTTTCACTTTGTAAATAATAGCCCTAAAATTAATTAACCACGCCCGCGCTTTAACGTATCTTTAAGCATGGCACGGCGAACAAATAAGGCTAAACGAATTTGTAGTATAATTCTTAAACATTGGAAGCCAACGATAGGCAGCTTAACTATACTCGTTTCGGTATTCCTGTTAATACTAAAGAAAATCGAAGTCGAAACCCTAGCGGCTATCGTAGCCGCGATGTTAGCCGCTGGATATATACCTAAAGCGAAAGACGATGCTAGCGAATGACACTACCGTAATATGTTCGAACCCGGGTAATTGCAAAAATCACCCCGTTAAAACGCTTTTAAGCGATTTAAATACGCAAACCGAGGCAAAGGATAGCAGCGCACAAATAAGCGCCTTAGACACGCTTAAAATGGATATTAAAACCGAAGCGGTTAAGGAGGTTGTTATAAATAAATTGCAGGCTATTGACACTATTAAGTCCTGTAACGTATCTTTGTTAACTGAACAAACGTACACGCCCGTTATAATTCACGAAGTAAGAAAAGCGCCCGAAATGGAACAGCCTATGCAGTACGATTTACTAATAAACGCCGCCTTATTTACCTTTATGTTAGGGCTAACAGCCAAATATGCGCTAACATGTAGCAGCGCATGGCTTAACCTATTCAAAGATTTACGCAAAGAAATTGCAGCCTAATACACGTTAATAATTTGATAGGTTGTAAATTTGTAAAGTGAGCAGCCTATACATACTTGAAAACAGTATCGACCTGTTTTACGTAGTTACCGACCGCGACGGGCTTATATTGACCACAAACGACTTATTTCGCGAGTATTCAAGCCATTTAAAACCCGAAAATATTGCGGATATAAGCGCAACCGAACCCGACCGCGACGATGTTTTAGCGGCTATCGAAAAGGCAAAGGGCAAAGCGCCCGAACCTATACGCGTTTACGCAAAGACAAAGCAAAAAAACGGGGCTTTGCGGTATAACGTTTGGAATATTTACGCAATACTTGATTGTTACCATTTTATAGGCATTCAGCTAGTCGATGTAACGAGCATAACCAGCCACGAACACGAACGCCAAAAGATATTATTAGAAGAATTTAGGTTTATGTTAAGCCACGAGCTACGCCAGCCGCTAACCTCGATAGGCGGTTTAGTACGTATGTTAGTTCAGCATGGCAGCGCTAGCGAAAAGGAACGTTTAGAGCTGGTTCGAATGATAGAAGAAAGCGTAAACCGCCTCGACGATGTTATAAAGCTACTTGTTAAAAAAGCCGCCCGCCAAATATGATGCCCGAAACAGCTACCGAGTGCGACGAAAGGCTAGTAAAGATAGCCGCTGTTTACGTTTTGGAGCGCGGTATGCCGTTACAATTCGCTATTGAGCTGTTAAGCGATAGGCTAAAGGACAAAACAGAAATAAACGAACGTTTAACGCAATTTTTAAGCTATGTTTTCGCAGGCAAAAGCCCTCTCTAAACCGTTTTTAGGCTTAATTATAGCGTGTTTATTGCTATTTATTATGCTTATAGCTACGTGCCAAAGCGCAAACGGGCTACGCGATAGGTTAAGCGCTTCAGAAAGCTACAACGGTAAGCTAAAACAGCGCACGGTTAACGATAGCCTGCGGCTATTTACTCAGGATATTAAGCTAACACGCAGCGACCGCGATTTAAACGAGCTAAAAAAGCGTTTGGCGTTGGTGAATATTGAACAAGCAACCGAGGCGAAAGTTAAAACGGTTATAAAAACCGAGTTTAAAATAGGCGAACCAATAGTAATACATGACACTATTTACGTGTTAAAACTGCCTATCGAGTTTAACCGCTCTGAAAAGTGGTTCAATATGGCAGGGCGTATAAATCGTTTAGGGATGTTTCAGCTCGATAGCTTAGTAACGTACGCACGGTTTACGCATTCGATAGGCGATACCGTTTCTAATCGCTTTTTAGGCGGATTATTTGCCAAGCGCGGTAAGGTTGTTAGGGTTGCTATTGATAACCCGTATATGCAGGTAACGGGTTTAAATAATATCTACGTTCGTCGCGAGCCGAAATGGTACGAATTAGGCGTCGTTAAGTTTGGCGCGGGCTTTATTTTGGGCGCTGCGTTTATAGCCGCTGTAAATTAATTGCGCTGAAAATTAAGCGGTTATAAAAAAAGTTTAAATATTTATTGAAAATGTTTTGCAGGTTCAAATAATGTTTATACATTTGCCTCATCAAACATTCAAACAATTTAAACTTTTACACTATGAGAACAGAATTTTCAGAAATGGGCTTCAGAATTAACCCAACAATCAAAGCGGAAATCGCAAAGCGTTTAGATATTTTAGACAAAATGAACGAGCAGTCTTTTTGGACTAAAGAAATGGAAGCTAAAGAAGTAGCATTACAAAACGAACTAAACGATTTACTTGCAGCCGCCGACGCTTACGACGCTTACTTTAACTAACCCCCACGGGCGGCTAATAACCGCCCTTTCACTTTTCAAACATTCAAACACTTAAACCCTTTAAATATGTTACAGATGCATTCAACATTTAAAAACACCGAAAACACCGAGTTTTATTTATTCGACCATTTAAACGGCGTGCTAACTATGCTCGTTGACGATGGCTGTTTAAAAGGTATCTACACGCGCTGCGATAGCAAATGCGCTGCGATATACCGTAAATTTAATATCGAGCAAATCGAGGGCGTACCGTTCGAACACCGCATGTACGATGTACTCGAAGCCGCCGAATTTCACAGCCGCTATATTAAAGTAGTGGACGCCGTTAATCGTAACTTCGATATGTGTTTCACGCAGCCAACCGAAAACTAATTTTTAAACCCTTTAAACATTTATACTATGGCTTTAACAGCACCCGTTGGCGGAACGGTAAACCGCCAAATAGCGCCCGAGGGTAGTTACCCTGCGCGATGCTATCAGATTATTGACCTCGGCACGACCGAGCAAGGGGGCAACTTCCCCGGCAAAAAGCGTAAAGTTCAGTTTCTATTCGAGCTGCCAACCGAAAAGGCAATTTTCGACGAAAGCAAAGGCGAACAACCGTATTACGTGCGCAGCATTTACACTCTTAGCATGAATGAAAAGGCGCTATTACGCCGCGACCTTTCAGCATGGCTCGGTAAAAAGATAACCGACGAACAAGCCGCAAAGCTCGATATTTTCGCGATGCTAGGCAAAACATGTATGGTTAATATTGCGCACGTTACCAAAGGCGAAAACACCTACGCCAATATTATTAGCTTTGCGCCACTAATGAAAGGCTTTGACTGCCCGCCTGCGGTTAACGAGGCGTTTACTTACACGCCTACTGAGCATAACCCCGAAACCTTTGCGAAGCTACCCGAATTTTTACAGGATAAGATTAAAGAAAGCGACGAATACAAAGCGACGTTAAACAAGCCTAAAAAGGCTACGCCGCCGCAGAATATAGAGCCTATTGACGGGAACGACGAAGACGATATATTCGGAATTAAAGCGGCTAACGACCTGCCTTGGGATTAAATAATTAAGGGGCGGTTAATCGCCGCCCCTAATTCAAACACAAACTAAAAATAAAGCAGATGACACTTGCAAAGGTACAAATTCCGATTGAAAAAATATACGCCGCGATAAATTCGCCCGACGTATTAAACGCGCAAGCTACGATAGTACGTAATACAGGCGGCGGCGAAGCATTAACAATTCATAACGTAAGCGAATATACGGCAATGAACGCCGCTGTTAAGGAAGTAAGCGACGCCGTTAAGCTAATCGAAAGCGCACGTAAGGACGTAACCACGCCTTTAGATAACTTCAAAAAAGAACTAATGAAGCTCGAGCGCGAAAGCACAGCGCCGCTAATTGGATTTATCGAAGACGCTAAACGCGTTATGTTAGAATACCACGAACGGCTCGAAGCTGAACAAGCCGCCGCCGAAGCCAAACTAAAAGCCGAAGCCGAAGCGAGCCTAAAACAAGCGCAAAGCGTAGCGGATATTATGGCGAATTTTACCGACCGCCTATATGCTACGACGGTTGAGAATAACCAAACTAAAAACGTGCGCACTACGATTAAGGCGCGTATTAACGGCGAGGTTGACTGGGTAAAGGTTTTAGGGCTGTTATTCGCTTCAGGTGAGCTAGACGCTAACGAGCTAATTAAAAACTTACCGCGGGCTATGAAAGCGCAAGGCGTCGAGGCTATCGCTGGCATTGAATTGTACGAACATAAAACTCAAATAATCAAATAAACATGGAAACAACAAGACCCACGGTTTCAATTAAAAACGCTTTAAGAACTTACAAATTCACCCCGTTAACGCATGGGGAAATATGCGAACGAATTGAAGCTGCACGTAAACGCCATAATTTAAATAAGTCTGAATTTGCTAGAATGCTAGGTTATAAAGCTAATTCATTAATAACAAATTGGTACAGAGGCAACGGTATTAAATCAAAATCTTATAGCCTTGTTATGGAGCTTATTAAAAAGCTAGACGAAGCGCCTAAACAAACCGAAATTAAGTTTACGCCGAAGCCTATTGAAAAACCTAGCTACGGCGTAATAACGCTCGAAGCGGCTATTAAAATGGTTAAGGACGCAGGTTATAAGGTAAGCAAGCGCGTAGAAACATGGGAGGAAATTTAATGACACGCGAGCAATACATTAAGCACCCCGCAACGAGCGCAAGCCGTATCAAACGTTTTTATACGGGCGATATAAGCTACGCCCAAACGGCGCTCGATGCGGGCGCGGCGTTTCACTACCAGCTATTAGAACAGCCCTTTGTTAATATGCCGCCGCCCGTGCAAAACGTTTACACCGCTATAAACGAGCTGCCATTATTAGCGCAACTGTTTATAAACTCCGAAAAGGAATATATTAAACTCGGTAGTGTTAACGTGGACGGCGTTGACCACGAGGCTAAAGGCATGTTCGATTTGTGTTGGTTAAGCGAGGGTATTATAGCCGATGTTAAAACAACGAGCGCCGCTACGATACAAGCCTTTGCGCACGATATGATTAAACACCTTAACCACGTACAGGCGGTTTGGTATTCGTTGCTAATGGGCTTCGACCCGGCGCTATTCTTTTACATAGGCATACCGCCAAAGGTGAAACAAACGGGACGCTTTACAGACCTTTATTTATACCGCCACAAGCCCGAAGAAATTGAACACGCAAAACAATTAATTTCTAAATACTTTCAGAGCTTATGAATTACGCAATGTTACAAACCCCCGTTGAGCGATTAATAGAGGCGCTAAACATAAACCCTAATAACCCGCATGTAAGCGAAGCCCTAGAGCGCGAAAAAGGCGATTTTAGGCACGCTTACGAAGCGGGTTACGAAGATGCAGAAACACGCCTAAACCCGAACCTTAGCGCAAAGAGAATGAGCCTAATTGAATTTAACGAGTATTATGGCAAAGACTAACGACGTAAGCGAGCTAAACGAATTAATAGGGCTTAAAGCCGAACACGTTAAACCGTACCTCTATGCGCTAGGGTTTGAATACTTCGAATGTAATTACAAATACCGCAAAATATTTAACGACTATAAGCGCAACCGCTGTTTAGTAGTGGATTTATTCGAAGACAAAAGCGACCGTATAGAACAGTTTAAATTGATAACTAACCGCCTATACACACGATGAAACGAGCGCCACGCGAAAGCGATATATACCACGAGCTATCTAAATTTATGCGCCTAAAATACCCTACGTTAATATGGCGGTTCGACTTCAGCGCCGGAACGAAAATGAGCATCGGACAAGCGCGGGTACATAAGGCGTTTAACCCGCATCGCGGCTACCCTGACTTATTTATTTGCCGCCCGTCGAACGGTTACGCGGGGCTATTTATCGAGATTAAACAGCAAGGCGTTAAGGTCGCTAAATTAGACGGGTCGCCGTTGGCTAACGAACACCTAGCCGAACAAGCGCAAATAATCGACCAGCTGAAGCGCGAGGGCTATTACGCTACGTTCGCCTGCGGGTTAATGGAATGCATTGAAATAATTGAAAAGTACTTACGATAAACACCAAACACAAAAACACATGAACACAAGACAAACACAACTATTCGAGCCAAAAATCGAAATAAAAAAAGTTAATTCAGTTATAGGCTCAGGCTACGAGGTAAAAGTAGCCGAACTCGCTTTATTAGACGGAGTAGCATATCGAGCCGCAAGAAAGAATATGCAAAAGAACTCAGCTATTATTTGTGAGATTGACGGTAATTTTGCGGGCTTTTTTACTTACGAGGTTAACCACGTTGTAAAAGAGTTTTGCTTGCTTCAGTCGGCAATGTATCCCGAGTATAAAGATAAAACCATTTATTCGATGATGGTTTCTGAAATCATTAAACAAAATACCGATAACTATGTAATGATAATGACGGTATCTAAAAAGCATGATTTAGAAAATCCAAAAGTTTTTACGGCTTTAGGCTTTAAGGTTAATTTAGAAAAGTCTGATTTCGTTTATATGTATTACGGTCAACCTGAACAAGTGCGTATAAAAAAACTTTGCCATATGGCTATGACTAATTTATGGCAATCAACTAGCGGCGAATGGTTAAAGATTAAAAGAGAATGGAACGAAAAAATTGAGCTTGCAGGTTTAAAGCATAAAATACCTAATCCAAAGTTTGCAAGCCGCGAGGGTTGCTGGCAGGGTAGCAGCGGAATGAGTAACGTAGTTTTGTCTAAACAGGTCGTTAAAGACGACGAAATTATAACTGATAAAGGCAAAGACCTTAACGGTAACGCAAGCGTATTAGACCCTGCATTGTGTGAAATAATAGTTAAAATGTTTATGCCAAAAAATGGAGTAAGGGTATATAATCCGTTTGGCGGCGGCGTTCAAATGGGTTTCGTAGCTGGGGGGTGCGGATATGAATATTTAGCCTCTGAAATTAGACAAAACCAATGCGACGCTAATAATGCCATTTGTCAAGATTTTTATAATGTTAAATGGGTAAAATCAGATAGTTCAAAATACTTACCTAAAAACCCTGAAAAATTTGATTTAATATTTTCTTGCCCGCCATATTATAAAGTAGAAAAATATATTGATTACGACGGCAAATCGCCAAACGGAGAATTAAACACTTTGCCAACCTACGAGGAATTTAGAGATTTACTTTTCGAGGGTTATAAAAAAGCTATTTCAGTAATGAATGATAATACATTTTTTGTTGTAATGACGGGAGATAGTAGAGATGCAAAAGGCGGTTATTATGGATGCGAAGCCGAACACGAATTATTTTTTAAAAGTCAAGGGCTGCATATTTATAATAGGATAGTTTATTTAGAAAGTGAATTTACGCGTCGTGCAACGGCTAAGAAAACATTAAATTCTAGAAAGTATCCGAAATGCGAACAAAAAGTATATGCGTTTTTTAAAGGCGACCCTAATAAAATTAAAGACTTATTTCCAAACGTTGGGCGCTTATAATGAAAACTTATTCTAATGTAATTTCATTAACTAAAAATGCGCGCGGTATTTATTCAATAGACCCTACGGCTGGCTGTTCTTCAGGAACCAAAAACAATAAGCTAGGATGTTATAATGATTGTTACGCCGCGCGCATTGCTAAAATTTACGGCTATAATTTTAGCAAAACAGTTATAAAGAATTTTACAAGCCAAAAGCATTTACATAAAATCAAAAGAGAAATAAATAAAATTAATATGCCTTTTATTCGTATGGGTACAATGGGCGACCCGTCCGAAGACTGGGAGCATACTATATCGATATGCGAAAAGCTGCAAAATAATATCCAGTTAGATATGTTTAAAGATGATAGTCGAAAAGAAATAGTTATAATAACTAAACATTGGGCTGTTTTAAGTTACGAACAACTTAAAAGAATATCAAAACTAAAAATATGTATTAATACTTCCGTTTCTGCAATAGACGAAAAAAGACAACTAGATTTATGTTTAAACGAATACGAACGAATTAAACCCTATTGTAAATCAATTTTAAGGTTAGTTTCATTCGATTTTAACACTAATTCAAATGAAGGTAAAATATATTCAGAAATACAGGCGCAAATTTTTAGTAAGTATGAAGTTTTGGATACGGTTTTTAGAAGCTCTAAAAATAACCAGCTAGTAAAAAACGGCATAATAAATATCCATAAAACAAAATTTTTAGGTAAAAAAACATATGTATCAAAGTTTAATAAAAAAACCTATTTTGGTAATTGTAAAAACTGTTTGGAAATGTGCGGAGTAAATATGTAAATTTTGTATCTTTAAGCGTTCAGAGGTCAGAGCCTGAATTAGTGTAAAACATTCTAAGCCCTTTGGGGGCTGCGAGGCGAAGTTTAACAACCGAGCCGCTCTGACCGCAGCCATCAAAGGGCAATTTTTTTAACATGAATAAACGCGATACCTGCATATTTTACCGCTCCATGTTTGAAGCTATACGAAAGCTGCCAAAGGAAACACAAGCGGAAATTTACGACGCTATATTTAGCTATTCGCTGGATTTTGAAGTTAAGGAATTAAGCGGTATTTCAGAAACGGTATGGCTATTAATCGAGCCTGTATTAACGAAAGGAAACACTAACTATATAAACGGAAGCAAACCCAAAGCGAAGCGAAACGGAAGCGAAAACGAAGCGAATTTGAAGCGAATTAAAAGCGAACCCGAAGCCTATAAGGATAAGGATAAGGATAAGGATAAAGAGAAATATAATGATAACGCTTACGCGAACTTTAAAAAGTGGGGCGCTAAAGATTTAATCGAAAGCATGAAGCCATTTAAGGATATTTTTAACCGCGAAATGCTAAACGCCTTTTATGAATACTGGAGCGAACCAATGCCAAACGGTAAGATACGGTTAACCGCTCAAACCGCTTGGGACACTAAACGCAGGCTTAGTACATGGAATAAACGCGACGCCTCTAAACAACCGCAAACCGCGCCAACGCTTACGCGAGCCTCGAGGGGCGTTAAAATGGAATAAAAAAAGTAAATTATTTTTGTTTAGGTATTGCGTATTCAAAATAAGTTTATACATTTGCAGAGTTAAACATTCAAACACTTACACAATGACAACTAAATTAGAAACAAACGAATTTTATAGAGTTAATTCTTACTACTGGCAAGGTATAGTTTACATTGTTTTAGAAACAAAAGATAACAAAAGCCTATGCCAAATAAAAGGTAGCAACTCATCACCAAAATGGATTAAAACAAATCAGCTTTCTAAAGATTTTAAAGATTTTAGAAATTCCTAAAAAAAACAATGGGCGGATAACCACCGCCCAAATTTTTACCGCATGAAACCGCTCCCTAAAATAGAACAAGCATTAATTTATATTTCGCTATTAAACGACGATACATGGCGCGAAATTATCCCGCAGCTATCTGAACACCACTTTAAGGACGAACTAGCGTTAAAATGCTTTAAAACGATTAAAAACATAATAGCAGATAACAAGCAGCCCACGTTAATAACGTTAGCGCAATTCGGGCGCGTCGAGAAAACCTTTACAGGCTCAGACCTTTCAAGTATCGCAAGCTGGGGCGACGAGTTTTACTTTAACCAGCCTATTAACGATTATATCGCTATTCTAAAGGACGAACATATTAAGCGCCAAATTAACTCGGTAATGGTTGAAGCCTCGTTAGAGTTTAGCGGCTTACGCGGCGGCGCTCAAACCGCAGCCGAAATAATTAAACGCCTTAACACTTTACTCGAGGACGGAAGCCCGAACGAGAATATGCTCGACACCTTAACACTAGCGCACGAAGAACGGCAAGCCTATTACCGCCGCGCCGAACTGCATTTAAGCGGTAAAACAAGCGGATTGAATACAGGATTAAGCGCTTTAAATAGGTTTACGGGCGGTTTCCACCCCGAACTAATAATACTAGCGGGTCGCCCGTCGATGGGCAAAACAGCGCTCGCATTATACCACGCTTGCAATTTCAACGAGCCGGGTATATACTTTAACCTCGAAATGAATAAAAGCCAGCTATGCCAGCGCCTAATATTGCAGCATTCGAGCGAAAGGATTAATAGCGCACGCCTACGCGACGGCAATTTAACGCAACCCGAATTACACGCATTTGAAACTACCATAGGCACGGTCGAAAATTTGCCCTTTCTTATTTACGACAAACCGCGCTGCGGCGTTCATGAAGCAATAAGAGTTATGCGCCGCGAAGCCCGCAAAGGAAATTGTAAATGGGTTATAATTGACTATTTGCAGCTAATGACGATAGAGGGCTTCAGGGGTGGTAATCGCGAGGCTGAAGTAGCCGAAATAAGCCGCACGTTAAAAGCTGCGCAAAAGGAGCTTAATATTCCGATTATAGCCCTTGCGCAGCTATCGCGTCAAGTAGAACAGCGAGCGGATAAACGACCGATACTTTCGGACTTGCGCGAGAGCGGGTCAATAGAACAGGACGCCGACACGGTTATATTTATTTACCGCCCCGAATACTACGCGCTAAACGACGAACTCGGAAACCCGTATATCTCCGACGTTTTTTACCTATTCGAGAAACACCGTCAAGGCTCGACGGGTGAAGTACGGTTTAAGCATAATAGCACTATAACCAGCTTTAGCGATATTGCAACTAGCGGAGGCAGCACCTTTTTACCTTTGCCTATAAACACTACCTTTGACGAAGAACTAACGCCCTTTTAAAATGGAAGTAAAAACGTTTATAATGATGGCTTTTATAATAATCATTACAGCCCTTGCGTGGGCTTATATAATTGATAAGCACCATAACGACAAAGGCGGAGCATAACGGTATCGGGCTTGGCGAAGAAGCCGAAACGAAAAGTTAAATCGAAGTACAAAACTTAAAAATTAGAACAATATGTCAA